CTGGCAAACCACAGAAGCAGGCAATTGCTATTGCAATGTCTAAAGCAGGCCGTAGTCTTCCTGAGCGCAACATGCGGGCCAAGAGAAACAAAGGGAAAAAGTAATGGCTTATCAGTATCCAACATACCAGCAAGCATTGCCCGATACGACTCTCTATGAGCGTCTTCAGGGTAGCTATACGCCTATCCAAGGTCGTCCTAATCCCTATGCTAACTTTGAACAAGGGATGCTTAGTCAGGATGCTTTAGACTATCGAGCTGATCCCTTTGCTTATGTAAAGAAGAAATTTGGTGGTCTTGATAAAGTATTAAAGAAAGACACACCCGCTGTTGGTCTTGGTGGTTTGTTTGGTTCTCAGCCTTCTACTGGTGGGGACTCTGCTTCGGACACTGGTGGTCGTAACTACTACCAAGAACTAGAAGATCGTCTTACTGAACTTAATATCTCAGAAGATGGTATGGACCCAGAAGATGCTCGAGCTGCTGCTATTAAATCTGCTTTTGCAATCCAGTCTGCCAATAATCAAAAAATAAATGATGCTCTTACAGATTTTAGTAAGATTGGAGTAGCCGGGTTATTTAGTAAAATTATTGGCGGTAGTCCTTTAGACCAAAGACCTCCTAATGTAGCTATAGATTCAGACTCTATTGCTCGTGCACAGCGGCAACGTGAGGCAGATATTCGTGCACAACAGATAGCAGCACAACAGGCAGCTGAACAAGCAGCACGAGATGCTGCACGTAATGTACAACCAGTTAGTACATACACTCCTTCTGGTAATGCAAGCGATTGGTCTCCTGTTGATTCAAGCGGTAATATCTCTTGGAGCGGTCAGACATATTCTCCGTCTGCTTATGAAGGCTTGATGCCGTGAAACACTCAGTAGGTAAACAACTGACAGCTGGAGTGGCTAATACAATCTTTGTAGTCCCTCAAGGATACAAGGCAGAGGTGGATTTGTTATTCATCTCTAACCTTGACGCTAACAACAAGACTACCACGGCTTACTGGCAACATGCTCACGACATAAACCACAAGATTAAGATTATTGACTTGTACCCAATGTCTTCTCATAGTTATCTTCAGTTTAGCAATGGGTCTATTGTAATGCAACAAGGGGATTCTTTTGTTATTCAACCACAAGATGGTGCAACTCAAAGCTGTATCATCACGTTTGACCTAAGAAAAGAACCGCAGACTGTCGCATTCGATGGCGAATAAAGGAATAAAATGACATACTTAGAACTTGTCAATGCCGTATTGCGTAGGCTTCGAGAAAGTGAAGTGGCTACGGTTCAAGGGGCTGGTAACACCAACAGTTACGCTCGTCTGATTGGAGACTTTATTAACGAGTCAAAGAGTCAAGTCGAAGCAGCGTGGGACTGGAGTGCTTTACGTACCACTATAACCCTAACTACTTCAGCAGATGTATTTAACTATGAGTTACAGACTACTCGTAACAGTGCAAAAGTGTTAGATGTTTGGAACGATACCAGTAACATTGAGATGAAGTATCAGTCTGCTCACTGGTTTAACCAAGAGTTTCTGATGGCTGACCCACAAAAAGGTATTCCAACTTTCTATAACTTTAACGGTGTAAGTTCTGATGGTGATACTCAAGTAGACATTTACCCCATCCCTGATGGTGTTTATAACATAAGGTTCAACATGACCTTGCGTAACCTACCATTGGTGAATGACACTGATTCTACTGTTCTACCTGCTCGTCCAATCATCCTGTTAGCTACGGCAATGGCGATTGAAGAACGTGGTGAAGATGGTGGTCAACAAAGCATGAACGCATATGCTGCCGCTCAGTCGGCAATGGCAGACGAGATTGCTTTTGATTCTGCTCGTCATCCAGAGGACACTATTTGGTATAGCGTATGAAACAGTTACAAACGGTTTCTGTTGTCTCCCCCGGTTTCTACGGGCTTAACACACAGGATAGCAGTGTTACTTTATCTAGTAACTTTGCTCTTACTGCCGACAACTGTATCATTGATAAGTTTGGTCGGTTAGGCGCTCGTAAAGGCTGGACACAACAGACTACTACTGGTGTAGATGAATTGGCTAACCTCAATATTGAAATGTTAGCTGAACACACCAACGCCGATGACACTGTTGTTACCCTCAGTGCAGGGAATCAAAAGTTATTCACAGGTGGTGTTGGTGCTGTCTTGACTGATGTTACTCCCACTAGTTATACTGTTTCAAACAACAACTGGAAGGTAGCCTCTTTAAACGACCATGCGCTAATTGTTCAAGAAGGACATGAAACGCTAGTGTACACCGAGAGTGCTACTCCTGCCACCCAGCGATTAACAGATTACACGGGTGTTACTCAAAGCTACAGCACCAGCTTTCCTCGTGATGTATTAGCTGCCTATGGTCGTTTCTGGGTACATGATGGGTCTACAATATACTGGTCAACAGACATTGCTGACACAGCGTTTCCTGCATTCAATGGAGGCACTAGCGGCACTTTAAACATTGCTGCTGTACTACCTAACAACGTAGACACGATAACAGCCATAGCGGCTCATAATGACTTCCTAATTATCTTCTGTTCTCGTAATATAGTTATCTACGGTGGAGCAAGTAATCCATTAGGAGACTTTAAGTTAAACGATATTATTGCTGGTGTTGGCTGTGTAGCCCGTGATTCTGTTCAAAGCACTGGCGGTGATTTAATCTTTTTGTCAGACACAGGTATTCGTAGTTTAGGTCGTCTGTTACAAGAGAAGTCATTGCCTATGCGTGACTTAACAAAGAATGTACGTGATGATCTATTGGAAACAATGGGCACTGAGTTTGGTATTGTAGGAACATACAACAAGGTTCGTAGTGTTTACTCAGAGGCTAACGCCTTCTACCTTATTTCTTTCCCATCGACATCGACTGTTTACTGTTTGGATATGCGACAAGCATTGGAAGATGGCTCTGCTCGTGTTACCACTTGGTCAACCAAGATTACAGCTTTCCTACGTAACCGTGCTCGTAATGTGTTATTAGGTAAAAAGAATGGCATTGGTTTATACACTGGTTACTTAGATGACACCATTCAATACCGCATGACGTACTTCTCTAACTTTATGGACATGGAAAATAGTTCTATGACCAAGATGGTTAAAAAGGTAAGTATAACTGTTATCGGTGGTAGTGGTCAAGACTTTGTTATTAAGACTGGATACGATTACTTGGGTGCTAACTTTTCTTACCCTTTTACAATTAACGAAGGGGTTGGTAGCGAGTACAACGTTGGTGAATACAACATTGCTGAGTATACAGCTGGTGTGTTAATCGACAGGGTGAATGCTCAGGTACAAGGATCAGGTAAAGTTATACAGATTGGTTTTGAGGCTAATGTCGAAGGAAGTGAAATTAGCGTTCAGAAATTGGATATGTTTGTTAAAACAGGAAGGATTAGCTAATGTCTAATTATACGAAGCTAACAGATTTTGCTGCCAAGGATGCACTTCCTTCAGGCAACGCAGGTAAGTTGGTTAAGGGTACGGAGATTGATGATGAGTTTAACGCCATCTCGACTGCCGTAGCCTCTAAAGCAAATACAGCGTCTCCCACCTTTACGGGAACTGTAACACTAACAACACTCAACGGTGCTACTGTTGACGGTGGTACATTCTAATGTTGCCTGAGATTAAGCACCACTTTAGTGATGGTTTGTATGCTAAAGAAACCTTTATCCCTAAGGACATGGTTCTTAAGCAGCATAAGCATACATATTCACATTTGTCAATCCTAGCCAAGGGTTCTGTTGTTATAAATAAAGAAGGCGAATTAGAAGTGTATAAAGCACCTTGCTGTATTGACATTGAAAAAGAAATCTCTCATGGAGTTTTAGCTTTAGAGGATTGTGTTTGGTATTGTATCCACGCTACTGATGAAAAAGATGCAGACAAAGTGGATAAAGTTTTAATTCAGAAAGAGGTATAATCATGCCATGGATGCTCCCTGCTGCTGTCATAGGCACTACATTATTTTCATCAAATAGAGCACAAAACGCTGGTGAACAAGCTGCCGCTGCACAACTAGCTGCTGGTCAGGCGGCTGCTAAAGCTGCAGAGTTTAAACCATACTCAGTTACTACTGGATATGGAACAGGATATATTAACCCTGAGACCCAACAGGCAGGCTACCAGCTAGACCCTGTACTAGAGGCCTTTAGGAACTCTATGTATGGTGGTGCTGGACAGTTCTTGTCTCAAGTACAGGCTGATCCACAGCTTGCTGCTCAGAACTACTATAACCAACAACAAGCTCTAATGGCTGGTGGTCGTGGTGCAGAAGACACTGCTCTACGTCAACAACAGCTCCAACAGGGTCGTATTGGTCTAGGGTTGTCAGGTGCAGCAATGGGCGCTGGCATGGGTACTGGTTATGTCAACCCACAACAGTATCAACAGCAGCTGGCTCGTTCAATGGCTGACCAACAGCTAGCTGCTCAGTCACAACAGATGGCTCAAGCAGACATTGATCGCTCTATTGCTCGTGCTACTGGCTTGTTTCAGACTGGTGCTGGTATCGAAGAACTTGGTCTCCGTCCGCTTACGCTGGGTGCTGACATTGGTTCTAAACAGGCTGTGTCACAAAATACACAAGCTCAGGCGTTGCTTGCTGGTGGTCAAGGGGCTGCTCAGTCCAACCTTGCAGCGGGTATTAACCAAGCTAACATGTTTGGTGGTCTAGCTGCAGGCATTGCTGGCTTAGACCCAACTAAGCAAAATATTTTCTCAGGCATGTTTGCTAGAAGCTAATAGGAGATAAAGATGGCTGAAAGTATCTATAAATTATTCGACTACGAATCTCCTGCAGCTTTACGAAGCAGTTACCTGAAGGGAATCACAAGTCCTACCTCAGGTGGTGATTTGTATTCTCAGCTTGCACAAGCAGGGACAAACACTGGTGCTCTCCTAGGTTATGGTTTAGGTCGTATGTTTGGCTACGATGCCCCGGGTGTCAACAAGGCACAAGCTATTGACCAGATCATGGCAGAGGCAGCTAAAGGTTCAGACCCTCTAGCACAGGCTACACGGGCTTATGAGCTGTTCTCAGCCCAAGGTATGGGTCGTGAGGCTCAGATTGCCATGGAGCGTCTTCAGGAGCTGCAGAAGGAGGCAGATAAACGTCAGTTTGACA